GAAGATAAGTTTGGTAGAGGTGCTGATGCTCAAGAAGTTTTAATATCTAAAATAGAGACTGCTCAGAAAGCTATGAAAACAATGGCGGAGCAGAAAAAGCAATTACAAGCTCCGATGGAAGCACCTGCTGCTGAACCTGCACCTGTTGTAACTGCAAAGCCTGAAGGTGAAGTAAAACAAGAAGCTAGAGAAATATTAGACGACTTCATGGCTGGTGGTGGTACACGGGACTTTGATCTTGAGACTGGTAAAATAAAAGACACAGAAGATGAGATTAAAGCTAGGTTGTTAACAGACGACGCAGAGAAGAAACGCTTAATCAATGTCGTACAGGATGCGATCAAAGAAGACTTGCAGAATGTAAAAGGTGGTAGAGAAGGTAAGCTTGAATATTTATCTAAAGTACAAAAAGAATTAGACAGACGCTTGGGTAACGACGCTGGTGATGAATACGCATTAGTTCTTAAAGCTTCTCAGCTTAGTGATAATTTAGAAGTAGCAGATGCTTTAAATGAATTATCAGTACAGATGACGGCTAACGGTGCTGTTATGGTAAAAGGTTTTGATGACTTATTGAAGTACACTAGAGAGAAAGACTTTAATAATGTTGAGGACTTAAACGATGCGATGGTATCTATTCATAGACTAATACCTCAAATGCTTGGTTGGAAGAAAACAGGCAGTGCTGCTGGTCGTTTGTTACAGTCTAGAAAATACACTAAAGATTCTTTAGAAGTTAAAGTTGAGAAACTAGAGCAACAATTAGAAGAAAACTTAGTAAGTAATCTTAAAAGCTCCAAGGATTTATCTGGAGAAGAATTAGATAAGCAAATAAAAACATTCGGTGATATAGAAGCTATTAAGAAACTATTGAAAGCTGTACAACAAGCAGATGATGTTAGTGAAGTTAAAAAGATTCTTATCGATCAACAAAACGCTTTTCAAAACGGTAGTACATTAAAGAAGTATCTGAAATCCACCTTAAAAGGGGAAGCTATAACAGAAGCTAAATACAGAGAGGGAGAAGAAGCGTCTTTATATACAAAGGTCAGAGATGTAGGAATGGATGTTACTTACTCAAGCATGTTGAGTGCTCCAACTACAGCTATGAAAGTAGGCATCGGTAATGCTGTTATGTCTAGGTATCATACATGGATGGGTCAAATTGGAGCTAAGTATATGGCTTTAGCACCTTGGGCTAGGAGAGGTATGAGTAAACAGGAGTTTCAAGCTTCCTATGATTTTTGGTCAAAGACTGCTTCTAGCTACAAAGAGTTTAATGATATAGCGTTACAAGAAGCTAGGAGAGTGTTTAAATCCGGTGATAGTGACTTAGCGTCTCATTTCGAGAGAGTTGGTGAATCTGCTTTATCAATGGAACGCACTGGGTTATCAGGTGCTTTGGGGCAGTCGTTAGAGAACTTAGGTCAGTTTATTGATGTACCTGGTAAAGCTTTAACCGCTATTGACTCTCGCACTAGAATGAGAGTAGCTCATGCAATGACTAAAGCTAAAGCAGAGCATGATTGGCACTTAGCTAAGTTAAACGGTGAAGAAGTACCTGATAACTTTGATGAATACTATCAAGGATTTTTAGCTAAAGTATTTAACGATAAACGAAATAAGTTGATGACCGAAGATCAGGTCAGAAGACAAGCTATATTGAATGCTGAAAAAGAAGGTGTAGATGAAAACAACTTAGCTTCCTACATTGATAATTATGTTAAAAATAACTGGGATACATCTACTAGTAACTTTGTTAATTATGTACAAAGGAATTTAAAAGAGATTACTTTTACAGATGAGTTAGGTGAGTTCGCTAAGATGAACACAGTTGAAAAAGGATTAGCACTTCCAGCAGAAAACTTCTTAAGTTCTTTCCCTTTGTTAAAAACAATATTAAGCCCGTTCCAAAGAACTGGTAGAAATATAATTAGAGAAGCAGCTAGTACTACATCTTTCTTGGCTGACTTACCTGTTGTTAGTAAATATGCAGATAACTTATGGAGTAAAACCGTCCAAGACTTAAACAGCGGTGATCCTATTGTAGCTGCTAGAGCTAAAGGTAGACAGATAGTAGGAGCAGGTATAATCGCTTCTGCTTGGGGTATGGCTGAGGCTGGTTTATATGTGGGAACGATTGCTCAGAATTGGAAGAAGAAAGAAAATATAGAGAACGGAGAAGGACTTGGTGATTATGAGTTAAGAATACCAGGACCGGATGGAGTTATGGTAGGCGTTGATATAAGCCCGCTTGAACCGTTCGCTACAGTAATGAATATAGTAGCTGATTGTCATACATTAAGTAGAGGTACGATGGCTCAGAAACAAGAAGCTATGCATGCTTTACAGATATTAGCATTAGTAGTTTCAAATAACATTGGTAATAAGACTTACTTTAAAAACTTAGGGGATGCTCTAGAGTTAGTAACTTTAACTAGTGAAAGTGAACAAGCATCTGATGCTAAACGATTACGCTTAGTTAAAGGGTTGGTTGCTACTACTGTACCTGCTGGTATCAATGCTCAATCAATGTCTACTGACGATGTTAGAAGGCGTGGTGATACAATGCTACAAATTATAGGTAAAAGAATAGGAGGAATCGCTAGAGAAGTACCTGCATATAGAGATGTATTTGGTGATCCAATGGCTCTTCATAAAGGAGATGTTAGTAAGATGTTATCCATGTTTAATCCATTCAAATTTAGCGTAGCTAAGATGAGAGTGGATGATTATGTAACTGAAGACAAAGAATTAGGAACTCGTAGATTTAATAAAGAAAAGTTTAAAAAGATTACTTTAAATAAAAAGAGTAAGGATTACAGCGAGGAAGAGGTTCGTAATGCTGCACATGCTGTTATAATAGAATTAGACGGTGAGTATAACTTTAATAATGGCACTACCATAAAAGATGGTGTTGATTTACAGGAAGTTATACATGAAGAAACCAGAGTTGACGCTTTTAGTAGATGGCAGCAAATATACCAAACTATAAAGAACCCGTCTACTGGGCTTACTATTAAAGAAGCTATAGTAGCTGAAGCTAAAAAGCCTGAGTTCTTAAATGCTTTCAGTATTGATCCAAATAAAAAATCTAAAGAGTTCAAGGAAGAAGACGAAAGATTGAAAAGGGTTAATGAAGTTTTTAGTAAATATAGAACAGCAGCTTACGAACAATTAGAGCTTGAATATCCAATATTGGTTGAGCAGAGAGAAGAAACCAAATACAGGAATAGACTTAAAAGATATGGGGTTCCTGATTCACCTGAACAAAGGAAGAATTACAAAGAACAAGTTATAGGTAGGTTAGTTTCGGAGATGCCGATAGAAGAGCATATGAAGAAGCAACCTGATACTAGATTAAAAGAATTGTTACAAAAAACCCCGTATGCTCCTGTAACACTTGACTAAGTGCTTGAACTCCTAACTCAATAGTTAATAATATATTATCATGGCAAACACCTATGTAGACTACACTGGCGACGGGAACGAAACATCCTTTGCCTATACTTTCGCAGTTCTATCCGGACGACAACAAGACCACATCATAGTCGGAGTAGATGATTCCACAACAACAGGAGGAAAGTTTGAAGTAGTTGATCCCGCGGACTATACGATAGACGCATCAGCAGGTACAATCACTTTTGATACAGCTCCAGAATCAGGTGCTCGCATACGAATCAGAAGAGACAGTGACTCATCCACCCTGCTTGTTGACTTTAAGAACGGTACAGTACTACCAGAGAGAGATTTAGATTTAGCTTACTTACACAACTTATTCTTAAACGAAGAGATTGAAGAAGGTAGCGGTAAAAATACTTTAGTTAAAAACTCAGACGGTAATTACGATGCAGACGGTGTACGGATTGTTAATCTAGCTGATCCTGAAGACCCACAAGATGCTGTTACTAAAGGCTATGCGGACAATCGGTATGTAGATGTAGCAGGTGACACAATGACGGGTAGTCTGGCTATGTCCAACAATAACATCACTGGTGTTAACAGTGTACAAGGACTTGTTGCTCCGACCTCCGATAACCACGCTGCTAATAAGAAGTATGTAGACGATGAGGTTGCTACTGAAGCTGCTGCTCGTATAGCTGGCGATGCGTTAAAAGTGAATAAAGCTGGTGATAGTATGTCTGGTAATTTGACCATGACTAGCCCAGCTAAGGTCGTACAACCTTCTGCTCCTACTAACGCTAATGATCTTACCAATAAGACTTATGTAGATGGTGTTGTTGCAACTGAAGCAAGTAATCGTGCAGCTGGTGACCTCGCCCTGACTAACTCAAAGGTATCTAGGAGCGGTGATACGATGAGCGGTAACCTTAATATGGCTACCAAAAAAGTCACAGGTTTAGGATCACCAAGTGCGAGTACAGACGCAGCTACTAAAACTTATGTTGATAAATTGGTTTCAGAAGTTGATTTAAGTGTTGCTCCAAATTTTAGTAAGTTTACAGGTAACGGTACTAACACAGATTTCTCTTTAACTTTTAACACGAACGGAGTTGTATCAACTGCTATGTTAGTCTCGATTGATGGAGCTGTACAAGACCCAGACGACTACTTAATACTCGGAGGGTCAGATGAGATACAGTTTACGACACCACCTCCAAACAATTCAGAGATATTGGTTATAGAACGGGGATTCCGTCCGAAGACCGACTTACCCACTGAATATGATTGGGGGTTTGTAGCAGACACCGTAGTAACAGCTTCCTACACATACGGAAAAATATGAGCATTGCAGTACAAATAAGAAGAGGAACCAGTGCAGAGAACGCTGCGTTTACTGGTATCGCAGGAGAGTTAATCTATACAACAGATGACAAGAAGATTTATGTCCATGATGGGATTAATGCTGGCGGGAGTCTTGTTAGTGGAGCACCTGGAGACATAACTGCGGTTAATGCTGGTACTGGGTTAAGCGGTGGAGGCGTTGCTGGTGATGTAACTTTAAATATTGCAAGCAGTGGAGTTGATACTACACAGTTAGCTGATAGTGCTGTTACTACAGATAAGATTACTGATAGTGCTGTTACTACAGCTAAGATTGCTAACGCTGCTGTTACTGCCGATAAACTTGGTAGCAACTCTGTCACTACAGCTAAGATTGCTGACGCTGCTGTTACTGCCGATAAATTATCAACATCAATAGACTTAGGATCACTTTCATAACCAAATAATTATTATGCCAAATATATCCGTACAACTAAGAAGAGGGACAACAACCGAGCACAACTCTTTCACAGGAGCTGAAGGAGAAGTAACAGTAGATACTGATTTAGATACACTGCGTGTACACGATGGTTCTACAGCTGGTGGTGTAAGATTAGCAAAACATAGTGAGCTTGCAGGAGCTGCTGGCAATACAGATTTAGGTAATACGCCAAGTTCTACTTCTGTAGAAATCACTTCATCTACAGGTAATAATACTACAGTTGCAGGTGCTTCTACTAGTTTAGCTGGTGTGATGACTGGTGCTGATAAGGCAAAGCTAAACGGTATTGAGGCTGGTGCTACAGCAGATCAAACTGCGTCTGAAATACTAACAGCAGTTAAGACTGTTGACGGAACAGGTAGCGGATTGGATGCGGATTTGTTAGACGGACAACAAGCTAGTGCTTTTGCTGCTTCTTCTCATACACACACAGCTACTAACATTACAGACTTTGATACAGCAGTTGCAGCAAATACAGCAGTTGCAGCAAATACAGCGAAGGTATCTAACGCTACACACACCGGAGATGTTACGGGTGATGGTGCTCTGACGATTGCTAACGGTGCTGTTACACCTGCTAAAACAGCTTTTGATAATTTAGCACTTAGTAATGCATCAGGAGGTTCTTCGTTAACAGTTACTGGTAGCACACAAGCTTTTATTGAAGTAGGAGGAGCTGCTGGTAATTTAGCGTATATTGATATAAAAAACCCATCCTCGGATGATTATGATTTAAGGTTGGTAAGTGACGATAGAACACCAATGGCATCCGTACATCAATCCAGAGCTAGAGTTGAAGGTGTTAATTCTTTAGGTTTGTGTGCAGGTAGTGCCGGGAGTCCTTTATCCGAAATTGTTACTGTTAAACCAACAGAAATCTTTATTAAAAATAGCACAGCTGTTCCTACTACTAATCCAACAGGTGGAGGGTTTTTATATGTAGATTCGGGTGATTTAAAATATAGAGATCCTAACGGTGCTATTAAAACTTTTGGTGGTATCTCTAAGGCTTCCTCAGGATGGGTTACAACTTTAGGTAACTCTGTTGCAAATGGAGCCACTTTAACCTACACCCATAACTTAGGAACAGCTGATTATACTTGTGCTGTTTATGCTAGGGATATTGGTGGTGGTAATTCAATCAGAATTGATAGCCACGCATCAGCTTCAAATAATTTCGGAGCACAAGTTCAGGATATAGCTACTAACTCAGTGCAAATACAGCTAGGAAATGCTGGTTTATCTAGGTGGGCAAGCGGAGGTTCTGCAACTACGATTAACTGGAATACTCAAGAAATTAAAGTAGTTGTAACAGGATGATCGAATCTCTATCTGGTCTTTTAAATACCGCTCTAGCTATTGCCCTTGGAGTTATCGGTTGGATTATTAAACGCATGATCGAACGCTTAGACCTGGGTGATAAACGGATGACTAAGATAGAGGTAGAGTTAGCTGCTCAACGGGAAAGAGATATAGCTGTTGAAGCACGCATAGCTAAAGTAGAGGAAGCAATTAAAGAAGTTCACAACAAACTAGATCGTATGATGGAGGTATTAGTAAAGAGATGAAAAGAAAAAGTAAAAGACCAGGACTATACGAGAACATGAATAAGCGTAAGCGTTTAGGTATTAGCCGTAGCAAGAAGAAGTCTACAATTAGTCCTCAAGCCTACTCTAACATGCAAAAAGGATTCCCTAAGTAAGATGCCGTATAAAAGATATAAGTTAGCTATTAAGAAGAAAAAGAAGAATGGCTGAGAAAAAGAAAAAAGCTATGACAGGCTGTAAGCGTCGTGGTTTAGCTATTAACAAACCTAGACGAATACGCAAAGGCGAACCGGGGTACGGTAAGAAGAAGTTTGTTGTCTGTGCAAAGGAAGGCAGTAAGCATCGTATTATAAGATTCGGTGACGCTAAGATGACTATTAAGAAAAGTGATCCAGCCCGTCGTCGTTCCTTCAGAGCAAGACATAAGTGTGACCAAAAGAAGTCAAAGCTCTCAGCAGGTTACTGGTCTTGTAAGAAGTGGTAAGCATGCTAAGGCGACCTAAACCACCCCGTATACATCCGCTTACTTTTCAAAGCCGGACGCTTGCTGCTGTATCTAGTGCTAGTGTTACTGAAGCGTTAGAAGCTACACAAGCAGCACAAGTTCTTACAGATTCTATTACATCAGACCCTGACATCATCGGTGTTAATGGTGGAGACGCTGCTTTGACTGATCCACAGATTGATGGTTTAGGTGCTACAGCTAGTGATAATTTAGATGTTTACAATGGAGGAGGAGCATAACAAATGGCTACTTTTAGTAAAAGAATACAACTTAGAAACGATTCCGCTAGTAACTGGGCATCTGCCAACCCTGTACTTTTAGAGGGAGAGATAGGCATCGAGATAGACTCTGCTCGCAACAGAATTAAGATAGGTGACGGGACGACTGCTTGGAACGATCTGCCTTACTTCCTAGACGCTCGTGAAGAAGAAGTAGGTGATTACCAGGATTTCCTTGACGGCTTAACTACACCCTAATATAACATCGACTCGATATGAGTAGCTTACTTACACAATTAGGACAGAAGGTTAAAGCCAAGCTTAATAATAAGTTTGATAAGTCAGGAGGTTTGATAAGCGGTGATCTGTCTGTATCACAATCTATACAATTCGGATCGTATCTATCGTCTGCCCTACCAACCAACGGTACATCAGGTCGTGTTATCTATGTAACTGATGGTGACGGTAACGGTGGTCCTTGTCTGGCGATTGACGACGGAACAGATTGGAAGATCATTGAGCTAGGTGGAAATGTACCTACTGTTACTCATATCCTTGCAGAAGATGGAGATAGCTTAACAACAGAGTTTGGTGACATTCTAATAACTGAACCTGTTGCTTGACACCTATTAGCTATCCTTATAACTTTCTTAAACACAACTAACCCACAACAAAGGATAATATATTATGTCTAGTTTGCTTACCCAATTGGGTCAAAAAACCAAAGTAGAGCTTGATAAGAAGCTTGCCCTCGCAGGAGGAACAATGACCGGAGCTTTGACGCTCTCAGGTGCTCCTACCTCATCCCTTCACGCTGCTACCAAAGCTTATGTTGATTCAGTATCTTCTACCGCTTCCGGTCTTCAAACAGAACTTGACGCTACCCAAAGTGGTGCTGGTCTTGGTACTGACGGTTCTTATTCCGCTAACGGTTCGACCAACTATCTTGGTTCTGTAGCCAGCCTTAAAGCTGCTGACGAAGCTCTTGATAGCCAACTTAAAACTGTTGCGGACGCTGTTGCTTCTAACGATACCGACATTTCCAGCCTTCAGTCCAGTGTTTCGACTAACTCTTCTGACATCAGCACTCTTCAGTCTAATGTTAGCTCCAACGACAGTGACATCTTAGCTCTTCAAACTCAAGCTGGATCGCTCGCTTCTGACGGTAACTCCGCTTCCTTCTCCGGTAACATCTCTGCTGCTAATGCTACATTCAGCGGTAACTTGACTGTTAATGGTACAACCACTTCGGTAAACACCACTAACATCGATGTATCTGACAGCATCATGAACCTTTCTAAAGGTGCTGCTTCCGGAACGAATGCTTCGAATGACGGTGGTTTCATCGTTGAGCGTGGTTCTGCTGAAAGCAATGTTGCTCTGATCTGGGACGAAGGAGACGACAAGTTCAAAGTTCTCACCACTTCCGCAACTGCCGCTGCTACTGACATCTCTTCGACTGACGGTTCAGCTGCTGCTGCTAAGTTTGATGCAGACCTCTACCACAACGGAACTGAATTAGGAACCGTTGCTGAGTTCGAAGCTGCTTTAAGCTAAGAGTCTTATTACTCATATCATCAAGGGGCGGTTCTTCGGAGCCGCCTCTTTTTGTTTACAAAGATAACAACTATTAATACAGTAGGTATATGCTAAGTCATACCGAAGGAAGTAAACTGCACGACAAGATAGCAGGTGCGTATCGTAACTGTATTGATCTGATGGAGGCTGAGGGAGAGTACAACGCTGCCCTGCTTAACGGAGCTAGACAGTTCCTTAAGGATAACAATGTTATTATGGATTCAGGCATGGGTACTCCTCTACAAGCGTTAGCTAATGACTTGAACACTTTACCATTTGAAGAAGAAGAAACACCAAGAGATACCACCGAAGCTACGGGACTTTAGAAACTTCCTGTACCTGGTTTGGAAGCACCTTAATCTTCCTGATCCCACCGAGCTACAATACGACATCGCTGAGTACCTGCAACACGGTCCAAAGCGGTCTGTTATTATGGCGTTTCGTGGTGTTGGAAAGAGTTGGATAACAAGTGCTTTTGTAGTACATCAGCTGCTGCTGGACCCATCTAAGAACATACTTGTTGTATCAGCATCTAAGAATAGATCAGATGACTTCTCTACATTTACCTTGCGAATTATTCAGGAGATTCCCATTTTACAAGGATTAAAGCCATCAGAGAACCAACGATTCAGTAAGATAGCATTTGATGTTGGACCTGCTCCAGCCTCTCACGCACCCTCTGTTAAGTCCCTAGGTATATCGTCACAGCTAACAGGTTCTCGTGCTGATATAATTGTAGCAGACGATGTGGAGGTAGCTAACAACAGTGCTACTCAAGGAATGAGAGATAAG